GCTTGGTAAATTACCCAGCACATCGGACAGGCCCCAACACCTTACCCTTACGGATAAGGCTAGACCCCCAGGCCTACGCCTGAGGTGGTCCCTAGCAGTTGGTCATGGAGTTGCTTAGCTCCATGGGGAACTAACCCAGTCCTTCAAGCCAAGGCGCCTTCCACCGGCGTTTAACAACGCCGGAGGTTTCCAGACCATAGAAACCAGGAAGGGTCTTAACCCAAGGATCGGGAAGAAACCCGCCGCTTTGAGAGAAAAACAACATTTGTTTTCTCTCTAGGTCCCGTTTGGTTGCCTGATATGAGGGGGAATTTCCACCCTTATTAAAAGGCTTTCTAACCGCGCGCTCGAACCTGGAGGCCGCCCTTCTTACTGAGGGGGCGCGGATTTCTCCAAGTTCGGGTGGAGCTCTAAAATAGAACTCCACAGACCTAAGACGACCAACAGCAGTGCGGAAGGCATCGCCAATGGCGACCCTACGCTCTGCTGCGTCAGTCAATGGGCAGTTGCTAAGGAGTTCTAAGCCTTCCCGTTCCCATTGGGTACGGGCAGCTAGGACCTCCCTAAGCCAACCGGTTGCAGCATCGTCAAGCAAGGAAGCCTTGCTTTGACCGAGCGGACCGATGCCTAGCCCTACTATCAACTTCTCCAAAGGAGCTTGTGATAGGAAGGTTAGCCACTGCACATGCAGCGTCAGACTAGCCGGTGGGTATAGGGGTAACCCTATACCTCCATAACTAACTGGCGCTGAAATTGGGAGCCCAAACCTTCGAGCTAATTGCCACGTGTAAAAATACGGTGACAATTTCCAGAAGAATTTGGGGATCCTCTTTGTGGGCCGACTAGGGTCGTTACCGAAACTCTCAACTTGAGTGAACCAGGTAACGTTGCCCTTCGACCCCCCAGGCGGTGCTACAAGTACCGACAAGGGCCAGTAAGGCACGTCAAAGCCGCTCTCTAACGGATTTTCCGCTATGAGTGCTCTGACCTTATGCCAAAAGCTCTTCGGTACTGAGACCACTGCTGCGAGCTCTTCTAACCTTTTGTGGTATAGAATCCGCCGCCGCATTGGCCACCGGGGAATGACGGCATCGTCGCCAATCCCCTTTAACACCGCCTCCGTACGCTTAAGACCGGAATGACGTCTCTTACTCTCCTTAGGAGTGTAAGGATCTTCCTTCAATACTTGCTCAGCTGCGCAAAGCGAGACAAGCATGAGCGGGGGAAAAGATGTGGGATCTCCCATCATCTGCCCCGTGGTCGTTAGCGTACGATCCCTCGAGTTCAGGAATGCCAGCCACTTATCCCAACAGGCGATAATTGGATCGGCATACCCGTCCTTGTACTCCATGATCCCCGGTATATACTGAGGATCAAGTAATGGAGCTTTCGGGAATAGGGAGAACAGCTGCTCGGGGACGTACCACGAAGGCGGTACGTCCTCAAGCAGGAGAGCCTTTGGCCCAAATAGAAGGCCAAAGTACTTTCTGTACGGCTCAAGCTCGGGACACATGTCCGCGAGCGTTTCGTACACTGTTCTGGTTAGCCATTCCGGGTGATAGTCTGTTGCGGCTGAACAGTCTTGGGATTCCCAAGGACCTTCTTCTCCGCGCAGATCAATACCCCGGCTGCCACCCAAACTCTCCGAAAATCGAGGGTCGCGAATCATCGCACTGTCGATGACTCGCCTCAGGATTTGTTGAACGAGGTTCACTGCTGTTAATGAACAGGTAGGGAACCTTGTCTTCAAACCCCGTTCTTCCGCTACAATAGGCAGGATGGGTACGTAATCTAGATTATCTAGTACGTACAACGTTCCTAACCTAAGGTAGTGTTGGAAGTGTGAACCTGCGCCGGGAAGGGTTTTCTCTAATTCATCCCAGGCACCAGCAAACAAAGCTTTCTCAATCATTGTTGGGGCACCCTTCTGGTGCCTCAAGTGATGAGATAATCTTTGCAAGTACATACCATCGGGATCTTCCCGTATGGTAGGTAGGTGCCTTGCGCAGTTCTTTTTGTTCAACGCAAATCCTAACAGGACCAAATGCTGAACACCCTTCGTATGGCCACCAAGAGCCCTAGGATATCCTAGTGCTGCGTGGCCTGAAGGCATTGTGTAAAGCTCCGGCTTCTTAGCCGGTGGCCATCGTAGGAAATACGATTGAACAAAGGGCCTCCAGTATTCTGGTTCTGGAGGGGGTTTGGAGGTCAATCGGCCTACCAAATCCTCCAGTCCTTTAGAATCTGGGGGGGCCGGGGGCAAAGAGCGTGCTACATATGATGCTAGCATCGCGATCTTTTGCTCCTGGAACACTAGAAGACGACCACCGGGTCTTGGTCCTCCATAGTACCAAGCCCGGCACGCCTGAGCACATGCTTTAAGGCGTTTGGCCGCTTCCAGTGGATGGAACACTAACTGGGCCTTAAACCGCTCTAACCCTTGCAGCCTTCTGCTGTTTAGGGGAGAGTAATGGTTGTACCTAGTTAGGTGTACCGCCCGCTCTGTTTGGTATCCAATCAGAGCGGCGTCCCAAGTAGCCCTCATGAACTCGAGTACCTCTAGGTTACGACGATATCGCCGCACCCTAGAATCCTTGGGGTCTGCTTTCATCAATAATGAAAGCACCACCCGGCAGTCTTCTGCCCACAAGGTGTACCACTCGTGTAAAGAGAGGTTGGGGGTCCGTGTAGGTGGAGCAACTTTAAGTATGTTCCACCCACTGCCCTCTAAAGACTTACCTGTAAACCGAAATTTTGAACAAAGTGCCAAAATTTCGACAGGATAAGTAAATAGTGGTGATAGACGCCCGTGTATTGACAAGCCCTCATGGGTCTTGTAATACCACGTAAGCACAGGTAATTCCTTGCTTCCAAACGTCATCACCATCGGACAATTCTTACCAGAAGGCGATTTTGACGTCTTCTTGGCAAGCTCCGGTGCCAAAGCCTCCAATGGCTGCTTTGGCTTACGCCGGTTTCTCTTCCGAGGAAGAGAGTAGGGACTCTGTTGAGAGTCCAGGGAGTCTTTACCGACCCCCATGATGCCATCGCTTTTAGCGTTGGT